TCTATGATGGTGGTGTTGATGAAGTTATCTCTACCAGAAGACTGGTTCATATCGCAAAGGCATACTCTATCTTTAATGATAGAATGAATGCTATTGAGATGTGTACTAATAGATTTGATGATGATACTAAACAATCATTCATGGAACTGTACAGCAAAATAGATGCTGGTGTGGAAATGGATGATGAAAATAAATCTGATGAAGGAATTGTTTCTTCTCAATCAATATCTTAATCAAAGTTGACTATATAATAGTGTTAGGTGGGTTTCTCACCTTTCGCTACATTCTCGGCATTATGATTAATTATTAAATATAAAGGTGACAATATAATATGGAAATACAAGTTCAAATTAGTGAATTGAAGAAAAAGAAGTTATTCGTTGCGACTCCAATGTATGGAGGACAGTGTCATGGTATGTATACCAAGTCAACGTCGGACTTAACTAAACTATGCACACATTATGGTATTGAGGCAAAATTCTTTTATCTCTTTAATGAATCTCTAATCACTCGTGCAAGAAATTACTGCGTTGATGAATTTATGCGTAGTGATTATACACACTTGATGTTTATTGATAGTGATATTGGGTTTGACCCAAATGATGTTCTATCTATGTTAGCATTAATGGACCAAGACGATCCTAAAAGTGACAAACATATAATGTGTGGACCATATCCTAAGAAAACAATTGCATGGGAAAAAATTAAACGTGCAGTTGATAAAGGATTTGCAGATGAGAATCCTGGAGAGTTAGAGAGATTCGTTGGTGATTATGTCTTTAATCCACAAGAAGGACAAGTAAATGTGAGACTTGATGAACCAGTGAAAGTTCTTGAAGGTGGTACTGGATTTATGATGGTTACACGACATGCATTTGAAGAATTTCAAAAAGCATATCCAGACTATTCATATAAACCTGACCATGTTCGAACAAAACATTTTGATGGTACTCGTGAGATTATGATGTACTTTCAAGCATTGATAGATCCAGATTCTAAGAGATATCTCTCAGAGGATTATATGTTCTGTCAATGGATGCGTAAAGTGAAAGTTGATACATGGATGTGTCCATGGATGAAACTCATGCATACAGGTTCATATACATTTGGTGGATCTTTAACAGATCTTGCGATGCTTGGTGCATCAGCAACTGCCGATCCAGACCAAATTAGTAAAATGAAAAAGTAGTAAACAAAATTTATATTATGGAGATTTGATGTGAGTGAAGTAAAATTCAAATACAAAGAAGATAAACTGATAAAAGAATTATATGATTATGTTGTCAAAACTTACGACCAACATTATTCACATAATAAATTTCAAACGACTGAATTTATCATTGACAGTGGACATGGCGAGGGTTTCTGTTTGGGAAACATCATCAAGTATGCACAACGTTATGGTAAAAAGGGCACACAAAATGAGCAAAGAAAAGACTTGCTAAAAATTGCACATTATTGTATAATTGCTCTATTCAATCATGATATTAAATCACAAACTGAAGGAGAAAGAGATAATGAAGATAAGTGATAAAACCTTTGATGTATTGAAAAACTTTTCGAGCATCAACCAATCTCTTGCATTTAAAGCAGGAAATGTAGTAAGAACAGTCTCGCCACAGAAGAACATTCTTGCTCAAGCAACTGTTGCAGAGTCCTTTCCTAAAGACTTTGCAATCTATGAATTGAATCAGTTTCTTGGACTGAAGAGTCTTTTTGAAGATCCTGATTTTGATTTCAATGACAGTGCAGTAACAATTAAAGAGGGAAGTGGTAAAGCAAATTATACTTTTGCAGATCCATCAATGATTACTACTCCACCTGAGAAGAACATTGAACTTCCATCACAAGAAGTGTCATTTAAATTTACAAAAGATGCATTTCGTAAAACTGTCAATGGTGCGAATCAATTGCAACTTCCTGAAGTTGTAGTTCGTGGATCTGATGGTAAGATGTTTGTTGTTGCAACTGATACTAAGAATGCAACTTCAAATGAATTTGATGTTGAAGTCGGAACAACAGACCAAACATTTCAATTCGTATTCAAAGTAGAAAATCTCAAGTTCTTATCTGGCGATTATGATGTGACAATTTCTTCTAAAGGTATTGCACATTTTGCTGGTGAGTCTGTCCAATATTGGGTTGCAACTGAAAGTAATTCTACATTTGGATAATGTATATTCCAACCAAAGGAAAACGTGAAATTGTTCTGTATGGAAGAAAAGAACCAGATGCTATTATTAAAGTTGATGGTGTAGTACAAGAACATGAAGATGGAGTTATTTACAGAATCCCATCCTCTAATGATTTCCATGGTTGGTTTGATATTTTTATTGAAGGTATGGTAGAAATTCATATGCATAATTGTTATGCAAAATATCCAATATATGATAACAGTGATGAACTTTCAACAATAAAATTTAAGCAATATAAATTTTGTTTGTGGATGTATCCAGAAAACTATGGGCATCATAACGAGATAGAATATAAACATTTGATACTTAATGGAC